GAAGATGTACGGCTGCCCTCATGGGGGGAATATGGACGCCGTTCATATCATGTATTATAATGGAACCTTTGTTAAGGACTTTGATGTCAAGGTTACTCAGTCGGCCCACTGGAATGTGATGTAAGGAGATTATGTGTGATCTACTATGTGTATAATAAGACGACAGGAGAGTTTGCTGGATCGGGTGTGCATCCGATTAACGATTCAAAATATTCATCTACAACTACTCCGCCATCGGCTACGTTAAAAGTAAAGCTAGAACCTGTAGCAACGAAAATCTACTTTGATAGCGGGGCATGGTCGGATATTCAACCAAGTCCTATAGTTATAAAACTGAAGCAGGAGACCGGGGTTAAGAAGTCGTTGTTAAGCAAACTAAAATTCGGGATTCCAAAATTGTTTAAACGAAAGGGTAAATAATGTACGAAGGACGACCTTTTAGAGGGGAATTGCATTCTGCTGATGCGTCGGGCGGCGTAGTCATTCCGTTATATGAAGACGGCTCTTTGACTGCGTACACACTGAAGGACAATGAGTATCTGGTCATTCACTCAGTGGAACTTATTTCTGCGGCTGGCGGTGACACGTTTCTCTTTATCGGAGCAGATGGTACAGAAGGGGCTGGAGAGTACATTGTGCGTGGCACAGTGGCCGCTAATGGTGGTATTGTACAAGAGCTTATTCCTCCGCATTCTGGCGATCTCGGCTACTTGGTGTATGCACAGGCTCCGAACGGGGCGGTGGATGCTGTTATTCGCGGATTCATTCGTACTGGTAAATCGAATGACTATGTCAAGGAATCATGGAAGGCAACAGACTACGGACAATAATGGCAAAGAAATCTTACAACACGAAAGAAGTAACAAAGTTTCTCCGTGAACTAGCGGCTGAAGCTCATACCATCTCAGTAGAGGATGGTGCAGTCATCACTAAAGGCGAGGCACTGGCAAGACTTCTGTGGGATAAAGCCCTCGGGTACGTCGAAAAGAAGATGGACGACGAGGGCAACGAGACTGAAATTCCCCATGAGCCTGCGTCGTGGGCAATTCAGCTAGTCTATGACCGCATGGAGGGTCGAGTTCCGCAGTCAATTACTGAGGAAGCCGGAGGGATGACGGCTGCGGAAAGAGTGAGCGAGATGTCGAAGCGACGTTTAAACGACAGAGCTACCAGTGTCATAGGTAAGAGTTCGAGCGGTCCGCCGACATATAAGAGGAAGAACAGTGCCCAATGAGTTTGCTAAAAAACCTTCCCTTTCCAGCAACTTTCCACGAGTACGTAAGTTCTGGAAAGACCCTGTAACGGGGCTGATTGTTCCGAAGACGCCGGTAGAGAACCTACAGTGGCGGGCGGCTATACTAAAGGATGCTGAAGAGGATACGGAACTCCAAGTCGATCTCTTTACTGCCGCGTCACAATCCTTGTTGTTTTTTATGAATGCGTTTCTTTACACTCTACGAGTCTTTCAACCCGACGCAGAGAGTGGTAAAGTCAAGCAAGCTACGTTTGCAGATGTCCCATTTGTTACATGGGAAATCGGAGAGAGACATGTCCTTAGAATAGAAAGGGCTATCGACAAGGGTGAGGATTTATTGACTGATAAAAGCCGTGACATGGGTGCGACGTGGAATCACATGGCGGTCTTTGTCCACCGTTTCATATTTAAAGAGTCTGAGTCTCACCTTATCATCTCAAGAAAAGAAGACGCGGTAGACATGCTGGATGGTCTGCCAAAAAATTACCCGTTTGGTTCACTCGCTGACCCCGGCACCTTATTCGGTAAAATCGACTTCATGTTGAACAGACTCCCTGAGTGGATGCTTCCTCCAATGAATCGAAAAAAGCTTCACCTAGTTAATCTTCAGAATAGAACGAGGGTCGACGGTGAATCAGCGAACGCATCTGCTGGTAGTTCTGACCGGCGTACTTCAATATTCCTTGATGAGATGGCTAAAATGGCGGAGGGTGAGTCGATCAAGAGATCAACCCGTGACGTCACCGCCTGTAGACTTCCGTGCTCAACACCAAACGGCCCGGGAACTGCGTACTCTAAGTGGAGGCTCTCGGGACAGATTCCCGTGTTTATTCTTCCGTGGTGGGAGCACCCGGAAAAAGGGCGTGGTCGCTATGTTAAAGAGGATGATTTAGGCCGATTCAAGATTCGTTCCCCGTGGTATGACAACGAGTGGGATACTCGATCTCCAAAAGAGGTAGCGATAGAGATCGACATGGACCATGTTGGATCGGGCGATACTTTTTTTGAAGGGACGATCATTGAAGAGCATCGTACGCTATTCGCACGACCTCCCAAGTTTACGATGGCCATAAATTTCTTAAAGAAGGTGCCCGACGCAGATATCCCTGATATCATTACAAAGCGGGACCTCAAAAAAGTTGCACGCTCCCCTCGCGGTCCGTGGAAGTTCTGGACGAAGCTTGTTCGGGGCAGACTGGATCAGCACTACCACTATACCGTGGCCATAGATATTTCTAAGGGCATGGGGGCGTCTAACAGTACAATAAATATTATGTGCGATGAGACGCGAGAGAAAGTTGCCGCGTTTGCCGATGCGAATACGCCACCCTATGAACTGGCTAGAATCGCCTGTGCCGCGTGCTTATGGGTCGGCGGGCGTTCTCGTCCGTTGCTCATTTGGGAAAACAATGGCGACCCGGGTTTTGATTTCGGCAGACAAGTAACTAAAGTTTACAAATACCCGAACATCTACTTTGATCGAATGCCCGGAACCATCGCAGAGAAAAAAGGTAAGCGGTACGGTTGGAGATCATCCCCGGAGAAGAAGGCTGCGGCTCTCGGGTTACTACGCCGGGCTTATGCACATGGCGGGTTCATCAATCACGATGAGGCTGCACTGGATGAAGCCTTGACATACATAAGTTACGCGGGCGGAGGGATCGGACCCGCTGATCTGGTAGAAGAATCAGCCAATACACGGAAGGCTCATGGCGATAGGGTGATCGCTGATATGCTATGCCTTGTTCCTCACAATGAAAGTATAAGACCCGTGCAAGAAAAAGTCAAAGCTCCTGTGAGAAGTGTTGGGTATCGAATGCAGCAATGGAAGAAGAAGCAGAAGCAACGACAGTCACAAGATCGTTTCGATTTTACACACGCATGAAAGGGATAATAATGCCTGCTGAAGTTAGCCCACGAAAACTCCAACTATCTGTACAGCGTGGATTTGATAGACTCAGCAACTTCCGTAACGCTCGCATGATGTTTATACGGAACTATGTTGGTCAATATTATGACAAGTCTCAGGGAGAGATTGGTACTGAAGCCCTTAATCTAATCTTTAATGCGATTCGTGTGCTTGTCCCTAACATTGTGATGAGCTTTCCCCATCACAGTGTCAAGAGTAATTATATTGCCTACGATGATTATGCCGAGCTATTGGAGTTGGCTCTTGAACACCACGATAAACAGATTGATATTAAGAATGTTTATCGTCAAGTGATTGTCGATGCGATTTTTACTCTTGGGATTATGAAGACGGGATTGGCAGCAAGCGACACCATTTATGCAATTGACGACTACAACCAGATTGACCCCGGTACTATATACACGATGCCCGTCGATTTCGATAACTTTGTCGCTGATCCGGGTTCCAAAGAGTGGTTGTTTAAGGACTCCGCGTATATCGGAGATCGAATTGAAGTTCCCCGCATCAAGCTTTTAGAAAGTGGCTTGTACAATAACGCCTTAGTGGAGCGGCTTCCGTCTGTAGACGAACAGGCTCAGAAGAAAAAAGTACGTGATCTGTCTCGTAATCGGATTCGTTCCAGCAGTGCGGATGACCATTTGCAAGAACAGGTAAGCGTGGTAGAACTGTGGGTGCCTGATGCGAATGCTGTCGTCACGGTTCCCGGCGATAAGGATGTTATGTTTGACGATTATTTACGAGTCGATGATTATTATGGCCCGAAGACTGGACCGTATACCATACTGGGACTGACTCCGCCGGTGTCGAGTAATCCGCTACCCGTTCCAATGGTTGGGGTGTGGAATGATCTCCATGTGTTAGCAAACCGAATGGCGAAGAAAATTATTACTCAGGCAGAAAGACAAAAAGACATTCTAACGTATCGCAGGGCCGCCGTTGACGACGCTCAATCTATTCTGAATGCAGAAGATGGCGATACGGTAGCCGTGGATGATGTTGACGGTGCTAAAGTGCTGAGTCTAGGCGGGCAACAGATGTCTAATGAAAGTCATCTTCAACAATTGAATAACTGGTTTAATATGATCTCGGCAAACCCGGAAGCTTTGGCGGGCCAACGAACCGATGCCAGTTCAGCTACTGAAGCGAGGATTCTTGCTTCAAATGCCTCTGTGTATCTTGAGGATATGAAGGATTCTGTGTATGATGCCGCGACGAAGGAGGCAAGAAAGCGAGCATGGTTCTTACACACTGATCCATTTATCAATCTTCCCCTGATTCAGCGTATATCTATCCCTGCTCAGTATCAACAGACGCCGATGGGTCCAATGGTTACACAATCCCCGCAGATAGTTAAACGACAAGTGTACCTGACTCCTGAAGCTCGCAAGGGTGAATTTCTTGACTACAATTTTAAGATTGAACCTGAATCAATGGGGAGAAAAGACGGCCAGAGTCGATTCATAGAAGCAATGGATTTTGCTGTTAAGATTCTACCCGCCGCAGTTCAAGCGGCTCAGAGCATGATGCTGATGGGCATACCGTTTAATGTTAAAGTCTTCATATTGAAGATGGCAAAAGATCGTGGTATTGATTGGATGGATGAGGTTTTCGACGATCCAGAATTTCAGATGAAGATGGCAATGATGATGATGCGGGCACCGGGACCGCAAGGCTCGCAGGGCGTTCCTATGAGTATGATGCAAAACGGACAACCCGGTCAAGTTATGGGTAATCCCAGTGCTGCCAAGCGTGAACGGCAGCAACAACAAACTGGGGCAAATGAAGATCAGAGGATGAACAAAGCTACAGGAGGATAAGATGCCAGCACGATACGAAGGTATAAAACGAGCGATGAGAAAGAAGTACCCAAATGCGTCAGAGGCGACGATTAAGACGCACGCTGCAACGATTTATTACGCAACGAAGAAAGCGGGATAACCAAACCTTGACCACGGGACACCCGCCTCTGTCTCTAAGGCACAGAAATCCAATACGGGCGACAAGCATGCTGTTGCTCCCGTAGGCAGTGGGTCTCGGTTTAAGGCCCTTAAGAAAAAACTTGCAAGCGAGAAGAACCCTCCCAGTGATCCGGGAGCCGTGGCTGCTGCAATCGGCAGGAAAAAGTATGGGAAAAAACGATTCCAGAAGATGGCTGCGGCTGGGAAAAAGGAGAAAGGATAATTATGCCACTCTACGTATATCATTGTCGAAAGTGTGATAATGTGCAGGAAGAGTTCCAGCATATCACTGATGAAGCTCTTACGGACTGCGAGAAGTGCGGAGCTAGGGGGTCCTTGCATACGGTGCCGACTGCCCCGCACACTCAGCTAGAGTACCATAAACCGATTGAGATGTTCAGCATCGGCCTGACAGATGACGAGGAAATTCTAGCGTTTAAAGGGCAATGCCCCGATGTGGACGTGTCGATGGACCCATCGGACGAGATGTACGGCATCCCCGTAGCTCGAACCAGACAACAGAAGTTACAGGCCCTACGAGCAGTAGGGTTTGAAGAAAAGTCGTAAATTTTTCGAGATTTATGGTAGTTTGACTTGACTTTTTGATTCTATGTGGTATAATTAAGCTTGGACATAGTTTAACTGCGAGGCTTGTGACGTTTAAACAACAGGACGAAAGGGAAATTATGGCTGACCCGAATGAAGACACGGAACTAAATGCTGATGAAGAAGTAGTACCGGAAACTAACGCAGATCAGGTTGAAGACTTTGATCGGAAAGCGTTGGAAGACGACATTGCTAAGAAGTTAGATGTCGTGTTTTCCGACCGAGACGTGGATGAGGATGATCTTGCTGCCATCGATGAGCTAGAAGACCCCGATAATGATGGGGATATCTCAGAAGATGGTGAAGATGGTGAAGATGGTGAAGGAGATGAGGTTCAAGACAGTGAAACTGGGGAAGCTACAGCCGATGGGGACGACCCTGACGCTCTAACCCTTCCTGACGCTCATCGAAGATCACTAGAGGCTTACGGTTGGACAGAACAGGATATCACCGAGAACCTTAACTTGCTGGGTGAGAAGTTCCTCCAAACTGCAGAACGAATGCACAACAACCGTAATAAAGAATTGACAGCATGGGCTGAAGAAGGTCGAAAAGCTCGTGATGGTCAACAGTCGCAGGAACAGGAAAGACAGGCTCCGGTTCAGCCCTCAACTTCGGAAGGAAGTGTCAATGCAATTCCTACCTTGGATGTTGAGAAACTGCAAGAGAAATATGGGGATGATGAAATCATTGCCGAGATTGTAGGGCCGTTTAACAAGATGGCCGAGTCAGTGAATGCAATGATTCCTCAGATTCAAGCCAGTCACAAGGAGATTGAAAGTGCTCAAGCAGAGCAAGTCAGCAGATTTGTCGATAGCTTTTTTGGCAGCGATGAGTTGAAGGGCTACCAAGAATTGTATGGCAATCCTGCTGATGGCTTGAACAACGACCAGATCGAAGCTCGTAACAATTTGTTGCAGACAGCCTTCGATATCGTAACTGGTGCTCGCAATCTCCGTCGTCAGGAAGTACCTTTACAGGATGCCCTGATGAATGCTCACGATATTGTGTCGAGGGATTTTACAGAACACGCTATCCGGGAAAAGATCAAGCAGTCTGCTAAACCACGAGAGAAAGGAATTTCGCTTCGACCGACTAAACGTACTGGTGGACAACCCAATATAACGGGTCGCCCCCGCAGTCGGAAAGAACTGGAAAACCGCGTCGCTCAGGGCTTAGCAAGAGCTTTTAACGGGTAACATAAGAAAGGAGAAACCCTAATGGGTGTTGATAATAGTGCTCTTGCTGATCTGATTGCTACGACTTTAAAAGACTTGCCGAAGAAGCAGTTTGAGGTCATGTGGACGTATCAGAATTATGAGTTTTGTAACATTTACCAGAAGCATCGTCGGCAGATCGACGGCGGTACTTCCATTCAACGTAACGTAGTTCTCGACAATAACGGTCGGGCACGTTACCGTCGTCTGTATGACACCGATCAGCCTACGGTTGACAGCAACCAGCACGAGATCGATGTTCCGTGGACTCAGATTGGTGTGGATTATTCGTGGGATGTGTTGGAGCTTTTGCGTCAACGTAACAGTTCTAAGGGCTTCATCAACCTGATTGAGTCCCGTCGGACCACAGCAATGTGGGACCTTGCCGATCTGCTTGAGGAACGTGGGTGGTTGACGCCTACTTCTGCAACGGACAAGAAGTATCCCTATGGCGTGCCGTACTACGTCAATTATCTCGACAACGGCAGCACTACGGGCGGCTTCAATGCTCAGACGATCCGGTATCAGGGAGGTACAACTGGTACGATCTGTGCGGGCATCGATGCTTCCTCCGAACCGAAGTGGCGGAACTATGCCGACATTTACACGAAGGTTGACAACAGCCTGCTTCGTAAACTTCGTCAGGCAGTCCGTCGAACGCGGTTCCGTCCTGCTCCGTTCGTGAATAAGCCCGGCATGGATAATGTCGGCAACCCCATCAAGTTGTACGCTGATGACTCCACGTGCACCGAGTTAGAGGACCTCGGTGACAAACGTGACGACAATAACGGTCCTAAAGACCTTGCCGGCAAAATGCTGCACAATGAAGATGGCACGGTATACTTTAACAGGATGCCGGTTGTGTACGTTCCTCCGCTGGATGACGTTACCGTCACTGATGGCGGTGGCAACAGTGCGTCGCCTGCCCCGATTTATTGCGTGGATTGGACAAAGCTGATCCCCTTCGTGCAGGATGGGTATTGGATGGAAGAGGGCGAGCCGATGTTTGATCGTAGTCAGCATACCACGGCTACTGTCTTCCTTGATGGCTCCCACAACAACATGTGTATCAACCGGCGAACTGCTGGATTCGTGCTTCACAAAGCGATTCCCGGTTCCTAAGTCTCAGTTTTAACTCTCCCCGGAGGCGGTAACTCCGGGGGGATTCTTGCGTGAGGCGGTAACTCACGAAGAAGAACTCTAATATAAGGAATTTAATTTATGCCTGCTGAAGTAAACTTTTCAAACGCTGGTGCGGCAGATCGTCCTAGTCCGAGTATTTGGGCAGATTGTCCTAAAACTCTTCTGAACGATCTTGGTCTTGGGGTTTATGCCGAGGAAGATTTCGTCGGTGGCCCCGGCATCCCGTCTGGCACTACTGTGACGGCGGCAATCGTTGCGAGCATGTCGTGGGGTCCTACAAGTCTGATTCTTGACACAGACTTAGATGACGCTGTGATTACTCACAAAGCATCTGAGGTCAAGGGTTATCTGGACTTGCAGACTGGTGCGACGGACAATGACGCCATCGGGATTCAGGCCGAGCCATTTGGCAAGATCGTCAAGAACTCGGGTAACAAACTGTGGTTTGAAGCTCGATTTGAAATCGGTGCCTTGGCAGATCAAGGCTTTTTCGTTGGCCTTGGCGAGGAAGCTCAACAGACGGTCGATGTTGTTGCGGCTGATTGTGCGGGTCTTATTGCCACAAATTCGTTCATCGGCGGTCAGATTCTGAAGGATGATACCGATGGCTTCGATATCGTTTACCAGAAAGACGGTGGAACGAAAGTCCAAGTTCTGGCAACTGCCACTCAGGCTACGGCGATTGATTCGAGTGATCGATTCAATGTGGCTGCGGACACTGAATTTAAATTCGGTATGCGTTTTGACGGTCATCAGACTATTGCCTTTTACATCAACGGTGTGAAAGTTGCAACTCAAACTGTTGACAGTACGGTCGATCAATCGCACACGTTGTGTCCTCTGATGGCACTGAAAACTGGTACGGGTGCTGCCCAGTCATTTGCAGTTGACTGGATTCGTTACGCCTATCAAGAGAGGTCTTGAACCTAAAGCAGGATAACCCCGTCAAGAGGGCGGGGTTCCTGCTTCTTTAAGGAGTAAACGATGTCAGAACCTACGAGCGTATTGACCTTTCAAGACCTCATCCTTGAAACCGCCAGAAAAGCACGAGTAGCGTACTATGGTGAAAACGGGGATGAGAAAGCTCAGATTCCCAATACGGCATATGAGTTGGACGAGTGCAAACGGCATGTAAACAATGCCATTCGCATGTTTATCCATGATGCCCCTCAGCCTCATGGATGGCGGTGGACTCGCCCTACTGCGTCAGTCTCGATCTGGAACTCAATCGCTGCGGATAGTACGCAGACTGTTGTGTCCGCTGGTTATGATACTGTCACGGATAAAACCTTGATAACGGCTAACACTGACTCATTCTACGAATCGATGGAAGAGAAAGAAATTACCGTTACTGATGTGGATACCTATACGATCTCTGACTATGTATCGGCTACGCAGATTAAGGTATATGGGGATGCAACCGCAATTGGAACGGCTGGTACAACGTGGAGTATTACATCTGATGGAAACTTCACGCTTCCACGAACTTTTCAGGGAATGTATACGGGGCAGATAACGTATGCTTCGGGTACAGATCAAGGGATTGGAATCGAGTGGAAAAGTGAGGCTTTAATTCGTCAGTGGCGTGCGAATATTACCGATGATTCAGGTGATCCGTATTGGGCTGCTGTTCGAGTTATGTCATCTGGTACTCCGCGTAGGCGATGGGAGTTGATGGTGTATCCAACTCCAGATGAAGTTCTGACTGTTGAATTTCCGTACCAAGTGCACTTCGATAGCCTCGTTAATCTGGACGATGTTTCGCCCGCCCCATTCTGCCATGATGAAACGATTAAAGCCGCGTGCTTGGCGATTGTTGAAAAAGATGGAGAGTCTCAGACTGGGGCGGATTGGGAATACTACAGGCAGGTCTGCTTGCCGCAGAGCTATATGCAGGATGCCCTAAGTGCCCCGCAAAAACTTGAATCGCAGAATAGATCGGCTCAGAGTGGGTCGATTCAATACTTTAGGGATGTGCTATACCAGCGTCCCACAGTTACGTTTAATGGTTGACCTTTTAGGTCTCCAAGCCGAAAGGAACAAAGATGAAACTTAGTTTAAACAATTTCTTGTACGCAGTGAAGCAGATCGTTACGGGCGGCGGTCTTCACTCTGATGGTTCCCCGTACAATGATTCCGGATATCTTACACGAGCAAGCGGTGTGAACCTTAACCAGATCATGCAGGCCGCCAATCTTACGGCTACAGCCGCTGCTTTGACTGAGGGTTCCGGGGCAATTGGTGGTACGCAGGACGGCGACATTACTACCCTTGTCGATCCTGCTGGCGACAATGGTGCGTCCCTTATTGATGGCGTGCGAGAATGTGCCGCAGCTATTAATAAGGTCGTTACTGATGTGGCTGCTCTTCGGTCTTCTTTGCAGGGTACTGCTGATGAGACGAATGCCAAAGTCTTGAAAGTCGAGGAAACTCAAGATACCATCGGTACTATCCGTTGGCAGGTTCCCCGCGACTACGATGAGGCTACTGACGTTCTTAAAGTCCGCGTACTGGCGAGTCAACTTACGCAGTCCACAGACGACGATGTACAACTTGATTCCAAGGTGTATGTCAAGACTGCTGGTTCAGCCTTGGGTTCTGACCTTGATCCCACCAAGCCTACCACGGTCCTGAGTACAACGGAACAGTGGATTACTGTTGACTTGTCGAGTAATTCGTTGAATCGCGACGACATCGTCTACTTCACTCTGATTACAGACGGTCACAATGACACGGACGGTGAGGAAGTATTGATTCACGATATTGAGTTTGTGTACCGTTCTTGCCTTGTCAGCTATGACGAGACTGATTCCGACGGTAACGATCTCCGATAAACCATGCAAGTGTCTCCTAACCGGGACACTTACATTTAAGGACACCTTATGCCAGTTCCAAGTCTCACACCGCTGAATTTCCCCCTGCGTGGATACATAGAGAATATGGCAATGTCGGCTCAGCCGGACCGATCTACCCCTGACTGTTTAAACGTCCGAGCATATGATTCCCTAGATCGCCGAAACAGGGGCGGCCAGCGAACAGGCCAAAGCAAGTTTTTTGCTGATGCAGTTAATAGTTCTAATCTGATTCAGTTCTTAGGTCAATCGACGGAAGCAGTTTCACTTGTGCAGACGGCTGGCTTTAGCACAAAGATTGATGATGTGGTGACTGGAAGTATCACCGCAAGTAACTATTCCACCTTATCATGGCACCCTACCGCAGATATGTTCATTACAACGGGCAACTCTTTAACATCGAGTCTGGCCATGAACAGTATTAAGCTAACGGCAGGAGCGTTATCTGTCGTTGATACAGAAACTCAGATATTCACGGCAGCCGAAATAAGTCCAGACGGTGGATGGATTGTTACCACATTGGGCAGTCAATATAATGCTCCGGTCCGCCAGTATGTTTATAATACGGATGGCACATTCGGAGCTTCTACTGATTTTGACCCTAGTGGTAATGAACAGGGGTATCGTGTAGCGTTTAATCATGCAGGTGATGTGGTTCTGGTTGCTACACAGGGAGGGATAAGGGCTTATAACTTTTCTTCCTCAACGGGAATTGGAACTCTCATCGATACGTTAACCGGTGTACCATATACGAACGGCTTAGCATGGACTGACGATGACACCGCTATTTTTCATGCCGATACGTCGCATATATACGCACGAACTTTTAGTAAGACAACTGGTTTTGGGTCTGTTCTGGACTCGGTTGCATCGACGGTACAGGCTCAAGTATTAACGACTACCTATAACTCCGCCCACGTTGCATACACTTCTGTTTCCTCGTCTACTTTATATGTTGTTTCGTATAACGCATCGACCGGGTTTTCGGCGGGAGGGTCGATATCACTGGGTGGGAATGCGAATCAGTTAACTTCTCATCCATCAGCAGAGTATGTAGTTGCAGCACGAGAGAGTGGAGGGGGAGCTACTACCACACTCGTTTACGACGTCTCAACCGGTACTCCTGTAGCATTTTCTGATCCGGCCTCTCCGATCACCGATCAGTGTCAAGTAGGAGCCTTTAACTCTGATGGAGGCATGGTAGCTTTTTCTACAGTAACTGGTGGAGTATATACTGCCACGGTGTGGGATTGGACAGATGCTGGGTTGAATCCTACCGCGAGGGAATCAAGACTTATCGTAGTTTCGGGTGGGAGTGTGTACCGATCAGATACTGACTTGTCAAGCCTTTCTATTGTTGGTTCGGGATCGGGAGTACTAGGTACGCCCCCAGTTATATTTGGGGCTGAAGCGTTCCAGAATATGTTTTTCTGTGACGGAACCTCTGCGAATTATGGGTATTTAAAGTACGCGGACAATAGCTGGAACGATTGGGCTACAGACGTTTCGGCGGGAACTCTTCCGCAAGGGAGTGACGATACTACACTCGGGTGCTCTATCCTTACAGTCTACCGAGGTCGGGTTGTAATGGCTGGACTACGGGAAGACCCGCAAAACTGGTTCATGTCTAAATCTGGCGATCCGTTCGACTGGGACTACAGCCCGGCAACAACTACAGCAACGCAGGCCGTTGCAGGAAACAATAGCGACGCCGGTAAGCTCGGTGACGTTCTTACCGCTTTAGCTCCTTATCAGGATGATGTGATGCTGATGGGGGGATCAAACTCGATCTGGATTATGCGTGGTGATCCAGCGGCGGGTGGTAATATAGATAATATAACTCGGAATATCGGCATCGTTGGCGGTCAAGCATGGACGTGGAATACGTCTGGCACGTTTTACTTTTTCGGCATAAACGGGCTGTACAAGATGGATACGGCAAATCCAGCCCCTGAACTTATCTCAAAAGGTCGGCTCGATAAAACTTTCTCGGATGTGGATATCTCGACAAGTTATGTTCGCCTGATATACGATCCGCAGTGGCAGGGGGTACATGTTTTTATTACCCCTCTATCACAGCCAACGACTGCTCCGAAACACTGGTTTTGGGATGAGCGAAATGACGCCTTCTGGCCAGACGAGTATCCGATTGCTCATGGTCCTACTGCTGTGCTCCAGTTTAATGCCGATAACCCGGAGAACAATGCAATACTTTTGGGTGGCTTTGACAGCTACATTCGAGCGTTTGATTCTGATGCGACTACCGACGACGGGACAGATATTTCAAGCCACGTTGTATTCACGCCGATACAACCGGGCGATGTCTATGCCTTTTCATACTTATCAGACTTACAGCTAAACCTTGCAAAGAACTCAGGATCAGTTACGTGTGATGTATTCAGTGGTGATACACCTGAGATTGCAATTGATAGGGCCAGTGCCGGTACGAACCCACGTATCCGTAAAGTTCTTACGGGGGTTAGGAATAATCCGGTATTACAACGAATTGCAGGTAACGCCTTCACTTTGAGACTTCACCAAAACTCAGGGTCTACATGGGCCTATGAGCAGGGCGGTGCCAAGGTATCCATTGTGGATAGACTGAGAGGCCGAGGGGTATAATGGGTGGATTACGCGGACAAGATCGGACTCCGGGAATGCCTGTGCGAGCACGAAGGAATGCTCAAAATCTGGCCTCTCGTGTTGAATTTATTGATCCCGCTGGTGTTATATATCTTGACGGTGATGGGTATGTTCAGTTATTGATTGATCCAAGCAAGGGACTAGAACAGCTATCCGCTGGGATTGCGATAAATCTTGCTACTGATCCGGGACTGGAATTTGATAGTAACAATGGAATCCGAGCCAAGGTTGCTGCCCCTGTAAAACGAGACTCTAGTGGAATCGGTTTAAACGTCGGGACTGGGCTGACTACAAGCAGCAGCAATCTTGTGCTTGCTCCCGACTATGGGGAACTGTGGACTCATACGTCTGCGACAGTCACTATTAGTAGTACAAACACTTGGTACTCGATTACCGGCATTGATACCGCTGGTAACTTAAAGGGTGCGACACAAGATGCCACGTATGGATACCAGCTAGTAGCAGCTACGGCAGGTAAATACTTAGTAAACTGGGAGGTATCTGGTTCTGGTGGTAATCTAAGTGAGTATCATGTCGGAGTGACTGTCGATGGGGCTGCTCCGGCTGGAAAAACTCATGCTCATTTTATAGGATCGGGGTCTCCGACACATGTTTCAGGGACTGCGATTTTATCTCTCACAGCTTCTCAAGCAATATGGTTACAAATTCAGGACCTTCAAACTCCATCACAGGACTATGACCTAGAACAGGGTTCGATCAATATGATATGGATAGGGGAATAAAGTGGTTACAGCAAATGATCTAATTAAACAGTACCAACAGGCTCAGGATCAGGCTAACACGGCGAATCAACAGAGATATACGCAATTGCTTGATATGATTGGCAACCTCGGAACACAAGTTGGCTCGACCTATGGAGAAGCTATGAAGAATGCCTCCACTATAGGTCAGACAGCTAAGACCCAAACCCAGCAGAACTACTTGAAAAATTTAGGAACTGCCGACCAGAACCTCATAAGCCGGGGACTTGGCAATACGACTATCCGATCTTCAGTGAGGCGAGGTATTGCTTCTGATAAAAACCTTGCAATGCAGGGAATCAACGAGCAGGTTGCGGCTCAATTGGCTCAGATACTACAGAATCGAGCAGGTGCCGAGTTGGGAATCGGGCAGTTAAAAGCGAACGCCATTCAGAGTCGGAATGACATCGGCCCTAACCTGTCTACTTATGCGTCCCTGATTCAACAGTTAGCGGCTGCTCCCAGCGGTCAGAAGACTACGACATCCGTGGGTCGTGGCCTACCTGCGGGTAGTGGCTTTAGCTCTCAAGTTGCGGCTCAGGCAGCCGCTGGTTCTGCCCCGACAGCGGGCGGGGGAAGCACATACACAAATCCAGCCGGTGGTTCTTCTCCTACAAATATGGGCGGGAACATCTACACTAATCCGGGCCTCCCGAACAATCTTCCACAGGCCAGTTCCACGACTCCCCCTGAAGCCGCCGGAATGTTTGGGACGAACTCTGAGGCTACCAGTGGCGGAAATTCTGTGCAGATTGTGGCTTCGAGTGTTCATGCTGGAGTACCAATCGGCACAACTAAAACTGTAACAATACCCGCTGGAATGACCGGCGTTCAAGCGATGGAAGCTGGACGCATTCCGTACGGGTGGAAAATTGCGTAAGGAATAAGATATGGCAATCACACTCCGATATGACAACCCTGCTCAACTTTTAGAGGCAGCTAAAGGTGTGGGTCAAGGTCAAGCATTTGCCCGGCAACAGGCTCTCGATCAACAGACGATAGCCAATGTTCGTCAGTATTACGCTATGCAGGATCAACAGCGGTTAGCTGCCGATCAGCAAGCCCTGCAAGCTGCAATGGACCGCCAGCGTAGTTATGCGGTACAGCGTCCTTCATCTACTCCAATGTCCACGGTCTCCCCTGCCATGCAGCAACAACAGCAACAAGAGGCAGCCCAAACTCTAGGGCTGACCCCTGAGGATCAGGCTCGTCTGACTCTTGCAAGTCAGTACGGAGATCGATCCACGATTAGTAAAATCCTCCAACCGCAGGAAGCTCCCGCATCTCAGTCAAAAGTGGACTATGTTAAAAATGTAGTAGCAGCAAATGACCTTAGCCCTGAAGAAGCTCAAGGATTACAGATTCTTGCTTCTGCTCCTGATGTTACGATGGCTCAACTACGCACAGCGTCTGATAAAGCTTTGAAGCGACGTCAAGAGTCTTCAGGTCAACTATCCCCCCAGTATCAAACTGTTCTTACCGCCCGTCAAATTTCTAGCGAGATCAATAGCCTACAACGGAAGGCAGAGGCACAAGCGAAACAGGTACAGGATAAAAAATTTAACCCGAACGGGCCAGCTTCTCAGTTCAGTCCTGAGTTTAGACCGATTGGTGGGAATTTTACAGAAGGACTGAGAAATCTTGCTGATGTGTTCTTACCCGGTCAACCGTATAGTTCAGTATCTACTGGTGGGAACGCCGACGCCGCTCAACTATATAATGACTACCAGCAAACCCTTGCGGAGATTAAGGCTAAGCAAGCCCAATATCAGCAGGTTATTAGCGGTACAGCTTCCCAAGCCACACCGCCTACTACCTCACAAACAGACGTCAGCAGCATGTCTACCGCAGACCTTTTACGTGCAGCACTCGGAGGGTAATAGATGCCGACTAGAGATCAGATCATTGCGGAATTAAACCGGCGAATTGAAGCAGGAAGCTTAACTCAACGTCAGGCACAAGCTGTTCAAGAGTTGAAGCGACGGGGAGTTTTAGGACCACAAGCATCTACGCAGGCTGTACCTAATGCCACGTCGCGTAGAGAGCAGATTGCTGCTGAATTAAAGAGGCGTATTGAAGCAGGAAACTTAACTCAACGTCAGGCACAAGTTGTTCAAGAGTTGAAGCGACGGGGAATTTTAGGACCGCAAGCAGCCAAGCAGGCCGTACCTGACTACATGCAACGAGTCTTACAACAAGGCGGCGTTTCAGACACAGATCAAGCTCGCTTAATGGCTACAGGTGTCACGCCCGGAACGGCGGCGGAGTGGGCTGTGGCTCACATCCAGATGAACAAGAGAGAAGGGAAACCTGTTACTCCTGGCGAACAGGAAGCAATCTTTGACCGGTACAAAAATCAAGCTGGTCGTACTGATCTTTCTAGTCGAAACTTTGTCCAAGAGCAAAAGCAACGTGAGCAACAGCAACGTGAGGATACTATGCTGGGACGCTTGCATAATGTTGGCTTAAATGTTATGCAAGACATCGGTGAACTTCCCGCTAACCTGATTGGAACTGTTGCTCCCGAGACAGCCAACGAGATGAGGTCGTCATACGCGGCCTTCCTGAACCCGAACACCGAGAGTGTTTCTGGAAAAGGGGGTCAGTTACTGGGTGAAGCTTTTAAGCTTCCCGCTCTCGCCGCTACAGGCGGTGTTGGTCTGGCCACGATCTTCGGAGCGGAAGGATTCGGTGGTACTCGAAGAGAAGTCGCAGCACTACGATCTCAAGGAGCCGACATTTCAAAGACCGCAGAGTATACCACCGCTACAGGTGTTGGCCTAGTTCAGGGTGCTGGAGCCGTCCTGCTGGAAGGGATTTTCGGGAAAATGGGAAGGGTTCTCAAAGAAGCCCCCAAATTAAAAAGCCTTATTGAAGCAGGAGATAAAGGAGCGATTAAAAAACTCTTGCTATCTTCGGCAAAGTTTACAGGAGGTTCTCTTAAGACGGGAGCGGTTATGAGTACCATAACTGGCATCTCTAATGCTATACGGCAGGGAGTCAATCCTCATGTTGCTATCGCTGATGGGATGGGTGAGGCTTTTGCCAGCGGCATTTTACTCGCCCCCCTCGGAGCGTTGGGAGCAAAGCAAGGCGGCCATGTTCCCGAACGTACACGTCAGGAGATGATAGGACAACTGCATCCTATCGAAGCGGAACGAAACGTCCCTCAAGCTCTAACCTTACAGGACGTGACTAAGATTTCGTCAGAAACTGACCCTGATGTCAGAATCAAACCCGCTGAACAGAAACCTACGCAGGATTTTTTTGAGGCACAAGCCAAAGAAACTCTTGCCAATCCAAACGACAATTACGTGCCTGTCGATCTTCCTCTTAATAAGGTTGACATTAACCCCCAGTACCAACCCGGCGTTGAGAAGGCATATGCTGACATGCCCTCAGAAACCGCACCAAGAGGAATCGCTGGGGTTGATAAAAATACTGGTCGATTTTCAATCATCGACGGAAACACCCGGGCGAAGGCTGCTGAATTACGCGGTGAAGAGACGGTGCGGATGTGGGTGCCTGAAACAGACGCGAAAGCAAACGATCTCCAGATCACAGGGGAACCGGCTCCTACGTCTCGACAACTTCCTGATGAGGTTGGGGTAGCAGAACAGCGAGTTTCTGACGCTCAGCGGGAACTAGAGCAAGCTCGTCAGAAGCTCGAAACTCCCCGGGAGGGCACAGGAGTTATCGAGGTCAACCCGTCAGGAGAAGCGACTACAGAGGCTCAGCGACGAGCACTTGAGGAAGCACGCAACCAGCCGCCTCGTCCTGATACTAACCGCTTGCTGCCGGGCCAGACAGCGGAGTTTGTGTCTGAGGGCCAGATGGTGCCGACTGAACCTGTTCGTCCTGAGCCGACGCCTAAGACCGAGGCTGGACGACAGGCGAGTGATGCTGTCACTGAGGAAGCTGACGCGTTGATAAGCTCCCTTCGTAAGGGTGGAAAGAATATTAAGCCCGAGGATGAAGCGAAAATTCGCCAGCTTGTCGATGAAGCCCGGCGTAACGCCCTGACTGGAGGCATGAATCGTACCGCCTTTGAAAAGGTATTTGGGGTTCTTCGTCAGCGAAGTAAGAAATCTGGAAAACCCATTTCTCTTATCGCTTTCGATGCAGCAAATCTCAAGGCGTACAATGATAAACTGGGGGAATCAGCGGGCGATCAGTACCTACAGCGAGTTCAGCAGGTCCTAGACTCCACTTTGCGGGGAGGTGGACAGGGTCGTATTGGCGACGCTTTCCATTACGGGGGTGACGAGTTCGCCGTGCTTCTCCCTGATACTGGAGCGAAGGAAGCCGCTGCGGTGAGAGATCGAATTGAACAAGCCTTTGGGAAAGAGTCTATAGTACCGGGTGTATCTGCCTTTGTGGTCGGCGAACCCGTTACTGTTGATCCTGCCAGTCGTCGATCATGGCGTAACCTTCTCGATACAGCCTCGGCGGGGATGAAGGCCCGGAAACTGGAGATAAAATCCTCGTTAGGTGAAGCGACAACTCGCAACGAGGCTCAGGCTGCTCTCGCTGAAGCAGGTAAGCCGGTTGAGGGTGTACGAGAAGCCATGAGATTACTTCGTCAAAGGCAGGAAGAGTATCAGGCGGCTCGGGATCAAAAAGCCGAACGCTTGCGGACAGCCCGAGAAGTGGTACTCAAAACTCCGCCAATGGAAGGTACGGCTCATAAACGTCGAGTACCGCAAGCGATTGAAGATTGGGTTACTCCAATCATCAGCCGTATCCATGATATCAGCACCCCGATATTTGCTCGCCTGAGCCGTATGGAATTTGATACCCATCGTGCCCGTGAAACTCTAAAACGTGATCTCAGTGATCCTGCGTTTCGTCTCAAGTCGGCTCTTAAGAAGGCCGGTAAACTGGATGATTTCAAGTATCACGTGTTGAATCAAGACTTTGATTCTGCTCGGTCGTTACTACGTGATATTAATCCTAAGCTCGCGGATGACCTTGATTCATTCTCTGCAACCTTCCGAAACCTTCTCGACAACCAGAGAGCCGCAGGGGTTACAATCGGTGACGTCGAAGATTATTGGCCTCGGTTTATCAAGGATTACAGAGCCTTTAAAGCGGAGTTCGGGAAAGACACCGGGAAATTTGAAGATGCGTGGAACCTTGCTCGGAAGATGAAGGGCCGACACACTCTCACAGCGGACCAGAAAGCAGCTATCGCAAATAGTGTCATTCAAGGTTATGGACCACGAAAACCGGGGAGTGTGGGTATCCCGAATGCTCGTGCACGATCTATTGATATAATCTCTCGGGATGCTCTAAGTCACTATGCTGATCCGTTTGATGCAGCTTTCCGGTATATCGATGGGGCGACCTACGCGGCTGAACGATCAAGATTTTTAGGCAGGAATCACACTCCTGAAAATCTGGACGAGACCATCGGATCGATTGTTCAACGAGAGATTGATGCCGGGAGACTCAATAAAGATCAGCAGGCTGAACTGCACGATCTTTTGACTGCTAGATTTACAGCAGACATTCTCACGCCGAGCAGAATGGCTAGAGCGTTTAAACAGTTCGTCTACCTTATGACACTTGGCCAGTTCCGCAGTAGTCTGACCCAGCTAACTGACGTTGGGATGACAGCGGCAGAACATGGAATCAGGCCCACGATTAAGGGCGTTGCCACTACCCTTAAAATTTCAGGGGCTGAACGTCGCTATATGATGGAGGATATCGGCCTGCATGATACCGGCGAGGAATTTCGAGACGTGGGAAGAATTGCCAAGGCGACCGATTGGGTGATGAGAAAAACAGGCTTTAAAGCTCTCGACAGATTTGGAAAAGAGTCTCGAATTAACTCGGCTCAATACGCTTTTTCTGATGCCGCAGCGAAACCGAATGGAGAAATCTACAGACGTCTAAAACGAGACTACGAGCCAGTGTTAGGACAAGAGCGATTTCGTCAGACCATGCAAGATATCAGAGAAGGAAAACGAACCGAGGACGCTAAGTATTTATTGTTCCTTGATATCTCCAAGGTTCAACCCTTGACTTTAAGTAGCATGCCGAGGAACTATCTGGACATGCCGAACGGTAGAATTTTATATGCTTTGAAGACTTTTACCGCGATGCAACTAGACCATGTTCGTCGGGACATGGTTCGTAAGATTGCTATTCCCGGCCAACGTCAAGAAGGGCTGGCTCACTTAGCACGGTATATCGCATACTTCGGTCTAGTAGGATTTGGGGTTGACATTCTCAAGGACTGGCTGCGAGGTAAACCTGTAAATGCGTCTGATATTCCTGACCGGTCTGTCGAGGCAATGCTTGGAACAGTGGGTTTAAACAGGTATATGGTTGGGAAGGCAAGCGAGGACCCGGTTCAGACAGCTATGGACTATATCACTCCCCCATTTGGGATTGCAACTGCGACGTGGCAAGACTTAACGACTAATTCTGCCGGGCTACGAAGCATTCGATATATGCCCGTAGTTGGGGAGCTTATGTATTACTGGGCACCGTTTGGGCGGGGATACCACATAACAAAGGAACTCGCCAAAAAAGATTATAGGGCAAAATTAAAGCAGCTACGTGTTGAAGCAGCCAAAGCTCTACGGAACGGTCACACCCATGATGTTCAACTGATGCTCAAGATTTATAATGACCGCCGCAAACAAGGACCGGGCGATGGCCGAACAAAACCCTTGACTGTTCAAAATCTTCGGGGTGATCTGAAGAGGCAGTTAGATTTAACTGGACATGAGACGACCTTTGGTAGTCGTCTCGCTAAGAAAGTAGGATTTGTACAGGAGTAAGTTATGAGTGACCAACCATTAAATTCAAATCAGCGACGAGAAGTGGAGCAACTTGCGGAGTTGCAGACCCGCCGTTATTTCGACCACTATCTTCAAGAGGTTTTCCCCCAGCAACAAAAAGCACTTCGAGAGCATACTCATCTTATGATTGAAAAACATGATGCCTCCGACACTGCTCATGGTCGCATAGAGCAGCGATTTAATCGGGTTGTGTGGATTGCGGCTGGCGTGGGACTGGCGGCAGGGGCGTCAGGTGTTGGACTCGTGCGGCTGGCCCTGAGTATTTTGACGTGACCGTTTGGAATATGCTAATCCTTGAGAAATTAGCATTTGAGGATGAAGGATACCCCTTGCGTTGTTTAAACGCTCGCTCTTCCTCTACTCGTTGTACGACATTCGCCAAGATTGCAGCAGGGATAAGGCGAACCATCCCCTTATAATCCCAGTAAAGTGACAGCTTGTTCTCAACAATGTGATGAAGTGCGGCAAGAGAATATCTTTGCACATCCAACCATTGACTATCGCACTCAATAACAATAGGTGTTGATGAACTCATCAAGGTCTCCCCTTTTTATCAATGTAGATCGATACTTCTTTGTGATCTTCAATGTCTGGCCCTTTCGACCTTTAGTGATCCAGTTGTAGACAGTGGCTCGTGATACTCTCATACCCCGGTATTCCTTCAGGTACTCAAGGATTTCAGGAACTGTCAATAGTTGTGTAGGTGTAGGTATATTCTTCATCTCTCATACTCCGTAAAAGCCAGCATTGTGCCCAGCATGAAGCAGACGGCGACGGCAACTTCCCAGCCGTTTCCCACCATCACACCATGCCCTCCGAGAATCCCGCTGCCGATCAGATATAGAACTTTAGTCATCACTGTTTAAACTCCTATTCTTTTTCTCTTGATACACGTGTGGAAGAGACCCGCAATAAAGGGGGCTTCTAGTGTGCTTATCACCGTCCCAATCAGACCACTTGATATCACTTTCCTCGATCTGATGTACGCCGTACGTCATAGTCTCTTGATCTACTGAAACCTTGATAATCCACGTACGACCGTGCACTGATTTAATACGTACTATCCAATGGGGGTCATTGCCTTTCGGCAGAAACCCCCCTAAAAACTCAACGCGATCTTCATCGATTGCACGTTCACACGCTCGACTTGGAGCGTATAACCGCACAAGGGTTAATAAATCACGAGGACTGTTGATCGGTTTGTGTCGCATTTTTAGCCTGTTCTACAAGTTCTTTGCGTAACGCATTCCGTTGGTCGATATACTTCTGAAGCGTTTCTTCGTCCATATTCGCCGTCCTCGCCAATGAGAGCGACAGATCAAGTGCCGCTAACGCTGCTTGAATAAGAAGGGTGTAATTCAATGTGATGACTCCTTCGCTCGTGCGACATAAGGTTGTAGGTGAATCAGAACACGCTGCAGGGTAACTACAATCGAATCAGTAGGAGAGCCGGTCTTGATGGCGGAGTCAAATTCCGTCAACAGCTTGTCCCCTTCGACGATCAGCGGGAGTATATCGTTCGTCCACTCATCGTTCGTGAACTCTCCCGTCGATTGAGCAACCAGCAGCGTCTGAACTGCCGAGATGTACACGTCATTTGCCTGTGCGTAGATTACTTTCGGTGATGACGTGCACGCTACCGACAACAGTGCAAAGATCAGCACGACACTAAAAAGTGTCCGTCTCATTTCTCGCCTCCTTTATCCTTTGACTTGGGGGACACAATCCCGGCGACCCATTCCACCCACTTATAAAATTTTGCGAGATACGCATCGTCTTTCGGCGTAGGTGTCAAGTTCACAACAAATACTGCCAGTGCATGAGCCGCAATGCAGCAACTCAGGACTACCGACAAAACCGGGTACTTCGTAAACAATCCAATAACAAGCTCATCCATAACTCATCTCCTTCTAAAAAGTCCATAAATACATTCACCAGTTACGTATACGATTGCGAAAGTGACAATACCCAAAAAGTAATCAAGTGGCATCTTAAGCTCTCCACTTGTCGTTTTTGTAGAACAAGAAAGCACGTTTCCCGTTCGGGTATATTATTCCGTGACAGTGCATCCACTTTGACGGTCCCTTATTATACCCCATGTCAAGGTTTCCCGATACGCCGACGGTGTAGCAACCGTCATTAATCGAGGGGGTGTGGGTATGGGCCGTGAACGTCTTGAAGCCAAGACGACTATAGGCTCGTGGGTTTCCTCTAGCTCCGTTAGGGCCAATATGTCCGTGTATTCCACACTCAATTCCTTCCACTTCGATGCTTTCATCCTGATGTAAAAACGTCACCGACTTATCGATGTCACAGTATTCTTCTATCGCGATTCGGAGAAGGCGGAGTCTGTCTAGGATGAGTCCGTCGTCGATTAGTTTTACCGCATGGCGTGCAATGGATAGATAGGTATACGCATTAATCGCGTCTGTTCTCCAATCAGTTTCCTTGATCCACCGAGCTAGGGCCGCATCATGGTTCGATGCTACCACCCAAATTTTCGCGTCTGGAGATTTTTTGGCAAGCGAATGTAAAAAGGTCCCCGCCGACAGCAAATCATCCCGAACAGTAAAGCTCTTCTCAGACACTCGAAAAAACGGATCGCGGATATTGTGGTGATTTCGACTACGAAAGTCGAGTAGGTCGTGCACAAATATATCAGCCGGGCGAAGTGTCTGTATAATCTTTCCTATGTAACGCAAGTCATACCAGTTAAATTTCTCCGCGTGAATGTCGCCAAGAATTAATCCTGATATTGGTTGGGCTTTTTTTGTCTTCCCATTTTCAACGCGGGTGTTCAGCCAGTAAAATGACCCGTCCTTCTCGGCATTCAGATGGTGCACATAGAAGTAACCGTCATCCGTAACTTCTACCAGCAACGCTCCAAGGACATGATGGAACTGGGCAAGCTGTCCTGCTTTTCTCTGAACAAATCTCTTCTTCGTGACACTGCCGGTTGTGTACATCTCTTTCGGCATCTGGTGGTGACGGCTCTCGACACACTTAAACTGAAATTTGTTGTGGGGAACTGCAATTGATGAACGTCCGCAATACGATTCCAAGCTACTCAGCGGCTGTTGAGCGGTGGCGATAATGTCAAGTTCCCCGCAAAAAGAAAACCGTTTCGCCAGCTTTGCACACTTGTTCATAGCATACGGCATAACGGCCTTGTCCCACCAGATATCCCGATTCCGAACATGCTCCCCTTTCCGAACAAGGCCCCGATACCCAGCCTTATCATAGATTGTAAATCCTATGAGAATCTGAGCATCAACTTTTTTCGCAAGGGCCTGAAGGTTCTTCAAGAATTGAGCATGTACTTGGCAGTTATTCTGAGCCGATGTCAGGATGTAACGGGCCACAGGAGCCGTTTGCGTCTTACAGTAGTTAATAGTCTCTACCCCTTCTTCTTCGACGTGAGACCCTGCAAACATGTCGCTTGTGGGCAACGCCGCATGCTCAGGAAGATCAGGGCTGTAGTTCTTCAGTCGATCACTGATGGTAGACTTGGGAATGCCAAGCTCTCGTGAGGCTGCTCGTATCCCCCCAAACTGTTGGACTGCTTCGTATAATTCTCTGTTATTTACTGCCATGTTTTACTTGCTCCTAGGTAGTAAGAAAGTGATGAAATGATGCGATCCCCCTGCAAATCCCTTTCGGTAAGCGGGCGATCTGCAACTTTATAGAAGACATTAAGTTGAAGCCAGCGTGCCATAAATAACTCAGCAGTCGCACCCACAGAAGTTTCCCAGTCCGGCAACATCACGATACCGTCTCCCTGTTCTGCTGTCAAGGAATGTATGGCGTGAAAATCCCGATAAGCGTAGCGTCTCTGAATCGCAGCGTTACGAGGCTGTGATATGTCCTTATCGTCTTCTGCATCCCCGGCTGCTCGATCAATGTCAGCCGGACTTATCACAATGTACCCCTTGTTCAGACAGTCATCCCGGCAGTTATCGAAGGATGTAAAGTTATGGTCAATATACCCTCGCATTGGACCCGCGATATAAACTATTGACTGGCGTTGTCTCCCCTTTAGCGAATAGAGTCCGGGAAAGGTCATGCCATCGATAATCTGAGCAGCAACCTCCGGTGTGCACCCGCTAGTTATCAGGGTATTTCGGTGGGTGCGTAGCGTATCTTGCTTGAGTTCACTCCAAATCCGGTCGGGCTTTGGCTTCGGGGAGATAGTAGCCACTGGCATCTCCATCTTAGCTTCTTTGTCAAGCTCGATCTGCAACGCTGCTAGTGCTCGCCACGCCACCTTTCCGCTATGTCGAAGACCATCACTGTCTACCTTCCCCCGCTCCGTCAGGTGCCGTATTAAAGCATCGGCGTGATCTTGCGACTTATCCTTGGCCCAGTGTAATTCCTCGCCGGGGTTGTGCTGATCGTTTCCCACTTGACTCACGTGAGCAACTTCTGCCAGTGCGTCAGGGAAGTAATCCAGCAATCCCCGAGCCATTGGAAGGGCCTTACGTGCATTTTTATCGTTCGGAAGTGTCATAGTCGTCTCCTTAGTCTTCGGGTTTTCCAAGATATTGTTTGACAGCCCAATTACGCAGCTTTAATCCCTTGAATATATGTCTCTTTCGACCGGACTGGGTGTGACATTCCGAACTTAGGAATGAAACGTGCTGTTTAACTCGCTCGTAAAACACGCTGACAGATACCGGTCTCATCCCTCGCTCTGTGGCCCAGCCTCGCCATGCTTCATACAACTCTGCTCGCTGTACTTCAAAATCCTTACTTCCCTGATCGCAGCACTCTTCAATGAAGGATGCTTCGGGAGATGTCAATTGCTTCCAATCTCGCAGAGACTCTTCGCTCGATTCAGGCACGGTAAAGCGTCTGCTTACTCGCAATCGACGTAGTCCTTCCAAGGCCCACACCGTTATACCGGGAGCTTCCTCGATCAGCTTTTCACGTAGGTTAAAATCTTCCTTTCCGTAAAAAGAGTTCGGAAATTGTATGACGTTTAAACGTGCTTCCATTGCTCCCGAATGATCGGGTAGCTGGGGTAGTTCATTTGTTGCAATGGTAAATCGACAGTTTAGCCTGTGGTTCGCGAGGGCATCTCGATTCTTTCTGTTGATATCCACGGGGTCTTCGCCGACGATATTAAGGAGAATCTCCATCGCTTTCATAGAACTGGAACCTGCCGGAAGTCTAGCATCAGACATCAAGGCGACATGTTTACCGACTAACCCTGCTAATCCAAAGCTTTCCAGTAGCCGACTGAATGTAATCGCTGCACAATGTTCTCGTCCTACAATGCCCTCAAGTACAGCGATTGCGGTGGACTTGCCAGATCGACGAGGGCCGTGGAACATCATCAGCTTGTGCAGGCTGGTATCAGAAGTCAAGCAATACCCAAACCACTCCCGAAGGAGGTCCTTTTTCTCTCTATTATCGTCGAAAGTCGTAGCAAGGAATCGTCTCCATCGGGGGCACTTCGCCGTCGGATCAAACGCAAACGGTAGGGCAAACGTATTGAACAGGTCCGGCGTTGAGTTCAGCATATACTCATCTTCCGGGGCACCAGCTAGATACTTTGGCACCCATAGTACGCCGTTTGCGAAGGGTATAAGATCAGATGGATCGGGACCCGTGCACCCGTTAATCCAGACTGGTATTGTATCCGCCTTAATGGGACAGTCATCCAGCATAGCATCCGCGATATCATTCACCAGATGACGGTTGCACATCAGCGGTTCAACTTTGGTCTCGCCTGATTTTGTTTCAGTCATTACCATCTTGTCATCGCACCATTCATACAGCGGCCCCCGAATCGTATCCTTCAGTCCGACTTGCTCGTACTTTGTTCCTCGATACTTGTACCACTGATCCGCATACCATCGAAGAGTAAATCGACCAGCCATTCTATGTTCGTTCATCAACCACGCTCTGGCAAGTGTCAAGGCTTTTCGATTGGGAAGGATACACTCGTTTTCCCCTCCGGTCTGCTTATGTTCATCAACATATTCTAAAAACTGCTCAGCGGTAAGATTATACCGAGTTACCCACTGTCGAAAATCCTTGATATGATCCGGCGGTAGCACCATACAGCTATCAGGGCAGGTTTGTTTCAGAACTTGGAAGGATGCCAACATTCCTTCATGGCCGGGCCGTTGCCCTGTTGTAGGGTTAACGTCATCGTTCTCGCCAATAATTATGACCTTCCTGCCCCGAACAAGGTCTTTCAGCATATCCATGCCAGCAAGGTTCGACGGTCTTCCTACTGCCATAAATCCTAGACCGAGGGCCGTAGCTACATCCGTCATTCCCTCAACAATTATTATAGGATGCTCACTTGCCGGCAATGCTGATACGCCCGGAACGAGTCTCCCTTCCTGTTTTAAAATGTGGAGGTACCCGAATTTCATGGGCTTGACGGCATTATCCTTGACCCGGATACATATGGCAGCCTTCGGGTCCTCCACATCGTCTGCTGAGATTAAACAACCATCAGGTTTTCCACACACCGGGCACTCAATCCCTGCATCCATTGGCCGAACCCAGTTATGTGCACCGTTTTTATACTCAACTGTTCCCCGTTCATGGTTGGGATTAAGGGGATATATAAGACCGTGATTTGATCCCGGGTACATTACCTTACGATCAAACTGAGATCGCAAACTTAGCCCCCTGATCTTTCCGTCGGCGTCACGTTCAGGAATCACCCACCAACCTTGAAAGTTCGGACCCTTTTTAAAACTGACAATAGGTGCCCAGCCTAAGTCAAGCGAGCCAAGCGTCTTCGCGTCAACTCCCAAATGGGCACCGAGCGAATCAAGCATTGCCGGGTAGACATTCCCTTGAAACTTCCTCATCAAATTATCAAACTTTGTCTCACTCATATTAACCTCGCTAGGGTTTTTAAAATCCTACTTCCAGCTTTCGCCAGAAGCAGGATGGGTATAAATAGGATGCCCAACTCAGGCACCCAAAGCGAGGTTCTTAACCACGGTGTCGCGAACTTGTGCCCATTCAGAATCAGTGAACTCGTCCTCATCCTTGTCTGCGTTCACGGTAGTACAGGCTTCAAGCCATGCTGATTCGATATCAACATCCGACTCGCCCTCCTTGAGACTCTGGATATACTCCCAAGCCTCGATCTGAGTGCACTTGTTCGGCAGATCAGTGTTGGAATCTTCGGAAGTGTCCTCAACCTGATCTTCGACCGGAGGTTCTTCTACCGGTTTTTCTTCCTGCTTGGCCTTCGGCGGAGCAGCCGCCTTCGGGGAATCTGACTTTTTCGTTTTACCGTTTGCAGGTTTTCCCGGTTTTGCAGCCGTCGGTTTTTTCTTAAACGACAGCCGAGCATTAAGGCCCTTAATGGTGTCGGAATCGATCTTCTTCAGTTCACGGGTGGGGCTAGCTTCAAAATCATCGATCCAGTTTACTTCCAGACGGGTGTTGCCTTCCCACTCATGTTCCTCCACACGGAATAAAACCTTCTTACCGACGACTGAATCATCCTGCAGCGTGTTAAATTCCGAACCGTCCCAGTTTAACGCTACCTGAAGCTGATCGTAATTCTGCAGCTTGGTCTCGGCTGAGAACGTTTCGGTATCGTTGAAGAGCACCATGTAAGCAATGATTGATTCATCATACTCCGCCCAATCAACCCAGCCCGGCTCTTCAAGACCATAGTGTTCCAATTCAGACTTGGCCTCGATGTACTTTTCAGTGGCTTTTAACCGACCAATCCATCGCGGAAAGCCGTTCTTTGTTACACCGAGGGCCGACTCTTCTACCGTACCACGGTAAGTTCCAACTAAATCGATCTTCATTTTATTCTCCTTGTTTAAACAGGGTCTATCTAATTTTAGTTAATCAACCCAGCCGTAAGATCAGGCTGAAGGATGGCCACAACTTGGGACTGTTCGACGAGTGAAAGTGCCCGTCCATCTTGGGCAGTGAATTTCACACCAATCGGTTGCAATTGGGCCATGTCTTGACTTACACGACGACTTTGAGCCAGCTTCACCAGCACTGTCATGCCTTCTTTCAGGTCGCGACAACTACTCATTTCGCCTTGTTCCGTAACCATGCCGGGACCGACCGCGATCACTTCACACACCTTATACTCGTGGCTTGTGACGGATGGTAAAACGATTCCGGTCTCTGTCTTTCGTTCCGCGTCTTTAATCTCAGTTACTACAACTAATGTGTTCCGGGGTTTCAGCATTCTTAACTCTCCTGTCCTGCATTCTCAAAGATGTATTGCCACACCGAATTATCAGCCTCACTTTCAAAGCTGATAACCTCGGGTATACGATTTCCACCGATAGGCCGACTCTTCGCTGTATAATGCTTAGCACCGCCGCAAAAGATGGCACGGGTAGCATCAGTGCTGACAACCTTGCCCGCCTTTTTTCCGTCGGCACTCGGTTGAACTTCAAGATCGAGGTAGCCGACCCGCAAAACATGATCCGCCCATTGCTTTACTTCTTCACGTACTGAGCAATCATTGCGGTGGGGAAGGAACGGACCATCTTCAAGGTAGTCTGCACCCTCCGCGTTTGCAATTCGTATTTGTCCCTGCTGACACAACAGGAGTACGTTTCGACCCTTCCGAATGTGGCGATCAAGGTCTGTCAATAAGGTACGCCATGTATCCAACAGGTGCCGATCCCCGTCCCAACCGTACTTACGAAAACTCTTGACTCTCTGGCCGTTCACTGTGATGTTGTCCATGATGTAGGTCTGGATAGGCTCATCAAGCTTTGTGGCAGTGTCGATCACAATAGTGCATCCGTCAGGCCAGAGATTGTCCTGAGCCAGAGCATCCCGTACATCTTGGAATGATTCAATTCCCTCAACTACTTGTATCGGCTCCCCTGTAAGCGGATTTACGATCTTACGTCCGCCGTCATCCAGCCCAATGAAAATAGGGTTAGGAGCCATCGAGGCAAGGGTGGTCTTACCTATTCCGCTGCTACCGTAGGCCACAATTTTCTCACCCTGACCTGTTCCGGTCCATGCCGCCACTTTAAACTGCTTGGCCACATGGGTCTTTTTGCTTCCGCCCGGTTTAGGTAAGGTCAAGGGTTTGGTTTTTTTGCTTACTGAAGGGGGCTTAGTTGCCATGCTGGGTCTCCTTAAATTGAGCTTCTCTCCAAAGTCTCCGGCACACTATACAGTCAACCGTAGGTTTTCTTTTCGCTTTATATGCTGGATGGTCCGGGCACTTGCCGAATATCCGGTCATAATTCGTTGCATACTTTTCTCTGTCAAACGGTCGAATTTTGTCACCCTTACCTGCCACGTTTAAACGCTCCTTATACATCTTCTTCCACCGGAGTATCTTCATGCCGACGCTTGAACCCGTTAGGTACATCCTTGCTTTTACAGAGTGCATCCGCACCTTCTCCGTAGCAGATCGGGATGTAGGGGCAGGGGAATGTTGCCCGGCATTGCTGCTCATTCTCATACCAGCAATTGTTCATGTCAAACATTTTCTGTGCTTGATAGATGTTGAAAAGTTCGTTACGAAATCGCTTACGGTCATTGTCGGTACGGCTGATTTCTCGTCGCTGGAAGTAGAACTCAGGACGCTCTTGGATATCTTGAAGTAGACGAGCCGCGTACATATCAGGTGTTTCACGGACTGCGAACCCACGTTTGCCGGGGATTACTTCTGCCCCTTTGCCGTCTACAAATACCTCGGTATGCACCTCAAAGCCAGAGTGTACCACCACCTTAACATCGAAAGTTTGACCACAATAGGTCTGAGTTTTCAAAAGCTCTGCCGTACCTGCCTGCGTAAGCTTAGACGGTTTGATCGTAGGAACGTGCCATACATCGTATAGCGTGCTGCCGGAGCATTCTAGCTCGCAATCACTTGACAACCCGAAGAACTGCGGCCCTTCCGATTTCATAATATCATGGAAGGATAGGTCATACATGCTGACCTGCGTATCTTTTTGTGCCTTATTCCAGTAGTCGCTAGACGAATCAATACTTCTGGTGGTAGATTTACGCTCCACATTGACGAGCTTATTCTGCCATATCCCGATGTTGTCGATTTTTCCCTGTCGTACTACCTGAGACATGGGTAACGGTAGCCCAACCTTCGGAGTGTACAGGGGCAATTGAAATTGTACCTCACTCTTCAGGGGATAGACCCGATCTTCTGTACTTCCCCAATAATTGAGGTATGCCATGAAGGAGGCAACCAGCGTCATCTGTTCAACTTGCCACTCTTCAATCGTTTTATAAGACGGCATCGGAGCATCAGCATATCGATCATTCAGGAAGTCGATAGCCGCTTGGAGAGCCTTCGCACTCGCTTGCTCATAGTCCAATGCTTCGTCGTTTCTGGCTTTGCCAAGCTCGTTCTCGTAGACTTCATGGAGAGCGTGCCAGTTAGTGCCCCGACGTTGCGAGTCAGTGTCCTCAATTGGACGAATACCCTCACGATACGCCAGTCTATACCGGGTAGGGCAAGCTTTGAATGATGAAATGCTAGACGCTGATAGTGCAAATTGTCGAATGGTCATGGCTTAATCTCCGGGTCTAATTACAGTATACCACATGAAATCGAAAAGTCAAGGTCTTCGGAAAAACTTTTTTGTCTTACTTCGCCCCCCTCCTAACACAAAAGCCATTGCTTCCGCACTGTCCCTTCCATGCTTTTCCACAATCGACTTCAACCCCGCCACACTCCGGGTCCGCAAAAAGTGAGCGATCAGGGCTGCATCACACCTGCCGTCCTTGAAACCACCGCGTGGGCCTTTGATTAAGTCCGCAAATTGGGGGTAATAGGTAGTAAATACTTGCTCCGCTATGATATTTGAATCTCCCTGTGTCTTTCCGGGTACACCTAGTCGTCCCTTCCATAAATTCGGGGAGATTAAATAATAGTCAAACCCCATACAAAACAGCATAGCCTGCAAAATCCCCTTGCCACGACCGAACCGCTCACTTCGTTCCGCCCCCTCACCGGGACGAGTAGTAGGCCATTCGAGACCGACTACCAGATCGTGAGTAAACTTTATGCGTTTAAACACGTTCCTTAATGCAGGCAGATCAAACTCTCTTGACTTGCCAGTCCCTTTACTCGTAACAGGTAAGTCTACAATGCTTACCACGGTGCCTGCAGCGTTCATTACTGATATCGCCCCCTTAAAGCCGGGGTCAATTCCACAGTAATGTTCATGTGGTCCTATTGGAAGGTCCATGCTTCTTATACCTTTCGATAATACTCGCGATTCGATCAGCCCGATAAACGTGGCACTTACCAGCGATCTCGTCGGGCTGTATCCCTGCTGATCGAACAGCATTAAATAATGATTGCCGTGTTACTCCTAAAATCTTGCTTAGATCAGCCAGTGTATAATAAATCCGGTCGGGGGTCTGAGCCATCATCTGCTCGATCTCTTCTACATTCATGGGACTGTAGTTCTTAAAGACTTCCTCCATCCCTCTGATTCTGGACGGGTGAAAGTGTCCGCTCTGAACTGTCGCGATCCACAGTTGCAGGGCAGCCCGAATCTGAACCCACTGTCTGGAAGATAATTGCTCCAAATACTTCATTAATGATCTCCGTACCTTCTCGTGACAACTCCTTCGGCGGATAGGGGTAGTCCCCTTGCCCACTTAGGAGTGATGCTTAAAGCAGTGATGGCCTTGTGCAGGGCTAACTCACCATCCCCGTGCGGGACAACCGCGATTAGCTCATCATGCACATGGTGGGCAACATGCACCCCGTCGTCTTCCAACAACTCAATGGCCCCCCAAAGTATGTCACGGCTGATCGCCTGTACTATATTCTCTGTAAGAGAGCCGCCCCATGTATACTTCCAGCATTTTTCCAAGGCGTTGTACACTTCCACCGTAGCTTTCCCATTCTCGCTAGACCGTACTTTCACTTGGTGGTACTTTAACTCCCTGCCGTTTGGCAACCGAATTACAACATCACAGTCGGGCAATTGATATAGTGTAAGGCCATGATCTAGTGAGCAAGGCTTACCGTAGCGAGCCGTGTATATAAAAGCTCTTTCAATGTCGCTCCAGAATTTCACGACCCTCTTATTATCAGCCCGATAAGTCTTGACAACTTTAGTGGCAGTCTCAAGATCAATCGTACCATTGGCATAGTCCACTGCTCGCTCTGGTCCCATGCCATAGCCACAAGCCAGCACGCCAACTTTGCCCACGCTGTTACGTGCCCACTTCATTTTATCCTCGATAGCTTTAATCGGTCCATCTTTCCGGGGCTTTCTAACTTTAAACCCTAGAATCTTCGATGCAAATTCACAATAAATCTTTTCATTATTAGCGAACTTTTCAACGAGATCGTTCTGATTGGCCAGCCACGGCAAAACTCTTGCCTCAATCTGTGCGGAATCAGCGATGATTAGTTCGTCTCCATCATCTGCGATCAGCATTCCCCGGATGGCATTCACAAGCTCATGCCCGCGACTGCCAAGGTTTTGTAGGTTGATCTTCTCTCCGCCTGACCATCTGCCTGTATGTGCCCCACAATATTTCAATGGAACAGGTAGCCATCCGCCGGTTGCTTTGCTTTGATTTACAATCCGATCAACTCGTTTAATATGCAATGGCCATGATTTCAATGCAACCCTTGCTTCCATTAAGCTACGCACCCACGGATCAGGATGAGTTAATAGTTGGTCTCTCGCAGGGTCATCCTTCGCAAGGGCAAACATCCAAGCCTTATTCTTTTTCTTAGTTCTTTTTGTGTACTTTTGGTAGTCATCCCCCGCCCCGTTCAGGGCGTCTAATAGCAGGCGTTCAAAGCTGGTCTCTCCGCTGAGTGCGGATCGAGATATAACGGGATGTTTAAACGATCCGATCTCGTTGGCTTTGTCTATCTCCCGGTCGATCTCCGCATTCATTCTGGCCTTGATATCCTCAGCCCTGTTGTAATCAACCTTTAAGGTCGGCTTGTAGAACAACTCCAAGGTATGGTGCATGATCCGCAGTTCTGTCTTTGGGTTACTTAATTTGGGCAGCAAGATTTTAAGCAGTTCCCATTCACGAGCGACATCATTCTGAGCATAGACTCCTAGATCACGCTTGTCTTGCTCAGTCATCCGTGGCATCTTCACCGGGGGGCCTTTTCGTTTGCCCTTGTTAGCAGCCCGGACTCTGTTCGTAAACCCTGTAAAGAGTTTCGTATCCCCTTTATCCGGTAGTCCAAAGTGTTTAGCGAGTGACGCCAGATCGTTGTTCCGGCGTGCGTTCCAGTGTCGGGCCAGTCCCAGTGTATCGATGACGTAGGCGGGGTAGATGTGATATTTAAATGCTAGGACTGATACGTCAAACTTAGCATTGTGGGCTACGATTGTACAATTCTGGAAGTGTTCACCATACTGAACTTTCATACGGGAGAGCATCTCTTGGACGCCATCTTCACCATCCTGCCACGATGTTCTACTTTCGTAACCCGGCCCGATGGTCCCCGGCATCATCCGCAGACTGGCCAATCCTAGGACTTCAAAGCGGGGGTCCATGATGTACTCAATGGTACTGAGCGTTTTCATGCTGAACTTAGAATCAAAGTACGTCTCAAAATCTAAGACAACAACCTTCTGCGGGTAGTCACATTCCTCCAGTACACGCCAGAGAGAGCGTCTAGCAGGATTAACGATTGGCGGCCTAGTGTGAGACCCTCGCACTCTCGGAGCGGCTGGTGCTGGCTTACTCTTCATCGGGTGGAATCCTTACAGGTCTACGTCCGCGAACCTCACGAGTAATCAAAGCCTCGGGGCCAGTCCAGCATAGATACCCCCATTTCCGTTTGCCGTGAAACTTCCGGCGGACGTGGTGCTCAGGAGCAATTGAGAACACCCAGCAGAGAGACACCCCGAACTGTCGCGGATTGAGGTTAGCAGGGACCGTATCATCCACTTCTCGATATGTAGTTCGGTGGATATACGCATTGTAGGCAGCATAGAGAATATAGGTAGGGACGAAGGAATTAATGAGATTAAAATCGTCCTGTTTATACTGGTATCCCGCTTCGGTGATGGCCCACAAAACTTCTTTGTCCTCAGGTGCCATATGGTCCTCAGACTTCGCATTTCGTCGCAGTTCGTAGGTCAATCTTCTTTAAGCTCCCGTGCCAAGCAAGCTTGAACAGTGTTAAAGATCGGGTGAAATTTGTCGATAGTCATGTCGCCCTTTTCCTGATGCGTGAGCCAGAACTTCTGCAATTCTACCAGTACCCCAAGGGGCGTCAATTGCTGACGTTTCGCCTTGTCCTCACAGTTGCAGGCGTATCGCATCATAGGACTGAAAGGGTCAGACTCGAACTGCCGATCAAGATTTTCTGGTGTCTTCGCCTTGTGAGTTGGAGGACCAGAGCGTTTAAACGCCGGAGGTCCAGATTTCTTCTTCATTAAAGATGGGGGCTTGGGCGGTCCAGATCGTGTCGTCCCTTCTTTTTTCGGTGACGGTGAACTGTTGCCATCATAATGACTCGCGGCCCAAGCTCCCCATTTTATTTTTGCGTCTCTCAGTCGGGGAAAGGCATCAAGACTTAAAGCAGCTTCGGTTTCACTCACTATCCACCCTAAACTTGTCGGCGTAACTTTGGCGGTTAGCTTTTTCTTTCCCTTGCCATAGCTAAGCAGCCATGCGTTTTCAGTATCAGGATGAGATGTCGCTCGTACTTTATAGTGTGGTGTATCAGCCATTGTAATCTCCGGGTCAAGGATTTCTTTTAAAGGTACTGGACAGTTTCATCCGACCAGTACCATAAGTATACCACATGAAATCGAAAAGTCAAGTCACTGGGTAAAATTAATTTTCACAGAAAATCAAATTCTGTGTTGTTGCATCCTTTTTAAGGAAGGGACAAACAACTCCATCGACGGCAACGGTTGCAGGGACATTTGAATCTCGACTTGTGAACTCGTTAGGTGAGATATACACCTGCTTTTTGCCCAGCATATTCTGACTGACTACACACCGGAATCCTTCATCTGTCTCAACTACAACATCGATTTGAGAAATTGCATACATAGAGACGCTCTCCTTAAAATGCTCGCAACAGTTGACGGAAGGCACGTACCTGCGTATCTGTTGCTGATTTATCATGTTTAATCGTCCATCGAAGATGATGCCTCACTCTCGACTTTATCGCCCTCCGCTGGTGTCGATTGAAACACTCCGGGCGTTGTACCACATCCAAGGCTTGCTGAATTTCTGCCGATGAAATCGGGCCTCGAACTGTACACCTGCTGTTGAATCCCTTGGTTGATTTCCCCATTTAAATCGCTCCTTTGTTGTTCGATGGTTCGTTTCATAACGAGCCACAGTTGAATGATGTTCCTTAGATTTTTTCGCATGCGAGACTTTTGCGGATCATTGGGGGGGAACGCCCCGGTAGATCGCACGCATTTCCTGTATGGCTAGTGGTAACTTCATATGCTCTCCTTCTTTGATATAAATTGACTTTCCCCACCCGTGTAACGTATTTGAAGGGTGTTTTCGTCCCAGCTTTCAACGATCACCTCAGCGTGAGCAGGTTTCAGGATATAGTTGTCAGCATCATCACAAACTCGCACTGCCAGTTTCGTTCCGCCAACCAACAGGTACACGCCGGTAGACTTCTGTGTTCTCTGTGCTAGCCTTACTGCCTGACGTACAGCCTCAGACAGCAGGGCACTTCGGGGATATATAGTTTCACGTCCGTTCATTCTGGTTGTACCTCCTGTAATACCCCTTCGCAGGGACAAGGCCATTCATCCCCGAAGGTTTCAAGCCATTTTCGGGACGTTCTCACAACACATCCGCATTCTTTACACTCCATTTTAATCATGCGAGTAGACTGCTTTTTCTGTTCCGATCCGTCAAGCTTAGCATGAGGATACCACCCCAGTACCGGAAGCCACTTTGCGATTTTCTCTTTTAAGTCATCACTGGCTACGGTAGCAGTCGCCTTACCTTCCAAGCCTACCAGTTTCATACAGTCAACAAAAGGCTTGCGGTGGCCCACCTCATGCCCGACAACCACGTGCACAACTTCGTGAATAAGGGTAGCCAGAACCTCACAAGGGTCGTCAAGATATACGCTGATAATAATTTCATGCGTCTCATCCGCTGAGTTTTCGGCTGACCATGCTTGCCCTAAAACTCGCTTTTTCGCTAACGCTCCCCGGCTGGGCCAGCCCGTGCTCAGTCGCACATTATCGGGGACTGTGTACCCGGCGTCTGTAAAATGCTTGCGAATGAATTTTGTTAGGGCGGTGTTCAACCACTGTTCTTTAAACTTCGTTTTAACTTGTAGTGCCACGATATGCTCCTTATGAATGTGGGTTCCCGTGTCCTTCGTCCCAGCTTTTCGGGACTAGATCATTGTTTAAAAGTGAAACTCTCTCAAAAAACACCTCACCATTGCTCGCCCTTCCTATCGGTCGGAGTGCATTCTCCCCGAACGCTTGGTTTAACGTGCGTAAGAACGAGCCACTGACTTGCCCACACCATGCTTTATTCAAGGTATTTTCATGCTTTGGTACTAGGCTTATCGCAGTTAGCCCGCCGTACGTCGAAACGATCACGTGACTGTGGCCGTTTTCCAATATCCGTAACTCTTCATTCCACATAAAGGTATCGGAAAAATCAAAGCTCGGGAATTTTTGTTGTAGGATACTACGGACATCTTCTTTAAACTCCATCCAGTCGTCTTCTGTTTCAAAAGTCGTCTGAATGTATGCGACTTGAGAGGCGTCATTTGGAACATGTACTGATCTACTCATTTTATTCTCCTTTGTTTAAACATAGTATACACTATAAAATTGAAAAGTCAAGTCAGTCAGTCAAAAAAACTTTAAAACCTTGCCCAAACCGTTAAGTCAGGGCAAAGGGGATCGGGTAAACTATTTCAACTCGTCAAGCAGGGCACGGGCCTTATTATAGATCAGCCGATCTTCTGGTGTTTGCTCGGTGGTACAATCCCACTGGTTTAACACAACCGTCAACGCTTCAACAAGTCGATTGTGGGTATTGCAAGCCTTGACGATGAAGGCGGCATTTGCATCTCGTTCACAAGGTGATGTGTGGGGGTTGTCTCTATCCATCCTAGCTATACGGACGCCGGTATCTTCGCCTTTCGGCCACACATTCGGACCATCCTGATACACACTTCCACTGTGCATCGTCCAAGGCAGCGGGGTATGTTCTGTCTTTTTCATTTTATTCTCCTGTAGTTTGGGCTTCTCTTATTCTCTCGAACGCTCGGCGTGCTGCTGGGGGAGCAAGCCTTAATGTTCGGGCGTCAATTACATAGGTCCTATTGTCAGGACGATATTGCATATGGTCCGTGAGAAATTTAAATAAGCTGTTATCCTCAATTAAAACATTGTAGATATCAGTCTGTTTCGTGCTCATTTTATTCTCCGGTAGTTGAGGTTAGTCGCCACCGTTCAGCCAATGACAGCGGGTTGCAGCGTCTTCTTTCGAGCTATGGTCTGATTCACTATTCCACTTGCCGCCCGGACCATAATGCCCAACAGTCCACAGGTTTGGCTCGGATTGAACATATACCCAACACGTTTCATAAAGCTCTCCGTCATACAATTCCGCTTTTACAGTTTGGTCAATTTCCATTGTCTTGTTCTCCTATAAAAAGGTTTATTCGCCAAACCAACCCAACAAAAAATCCTTAAACTCTTTTACAGTACAATCCATCGGCCCACTGTAAACTGAGTTATCATGCTCCAATCGTTGTATCCAAGTACCATACCCCTTAATGCGGATACGGTTATCCCGGCTAACATACGTCCACCAGCCGCCTTTTGCGGCTAATCTAGCTTGATTGATTTCTTTAATAATCATTGTCCTGTTCTCCCATGTTTAAACATAGTATACAGTATGGAATCAAAAAGTCAAGTCTACTGTTAAAAAAATCGAAAACCTTGCTCCAACTGTCAGGTCAGAGCAAGGGAGCACGTCAACACGATCAGTCGGGTAATTTATTGAGTGAATCAACCAGCGGGTGGTCAGGGTGGAGGAAAACGTGGGCCGTTGCTGTCTTTCCATTGAAAGTCCCGTAACTTACCGCTGCACCGCCTGACGGGATATCAACAGGGATGGCAGGCGTATTAAACGGGAACGATCTGCTGTCTACAATTTGCTCCACAGTCCCCTGTTTCAAGTCTATAACTTTATAATAACTCTTACTGCCGCCGCTCCACTGAGTACCCACTGGAACCACTGTGGGGGAAACTGACGCAAATACCTTGTG